GGTGAGAACTCAGCCTATATACAAGAGAAGTCGGGTGCTGTTATTAGAGATGCTCCACAAGGCAAAACAATAACAGACATAAACTTATATTTAACTGTTAGAGACAAGCCACCTGCGGACAATGTTATTTTCTGTATACGTGATGAACAACTTTACGAAAGCGACGAAATTGATATTATGGAGTATTACATAAAGCTAATAGAAATTTACGGAGTACACAAAGTTACGGTAATTCGATTAGTGAAAGCGTTATGATAATGCCTGTCCTAACCCTCATGAGGTATTAATATGTCATACATAAGAGTAGATAACAATGTAGTAACCACTGCGGGGATGGTTCACCCTAACCCTAGCGATGATAGTTGGTTTGAGCACGATGGTCCAATCCCTCAAGGCAGCAAGCTGCTGTGGGATAATGAGCTGGGGGCTGTAGTTGTAGACCAAGAGGTTGAAAAGGAAGCCCTGAAAGCGACAGCTAAGAGGGTACGTAAAGAAGACCTATCTGGATTGGTTCACACATTTGCAGATGGGTCTGTTATTCAAACAAGACCTCAAGACCAGCAATCCCTATCCTCAGCCATTGAAATGGGACAGCCTTTGTATTGGGTTATGGAGAATGATACAACCCGCTTAACAAGCATACATGAGCTTAGAGAGGCACTAAACTTTGGGATGCGGCAAGCGTCTGTTGTTTGGGCTGATTACACCCAGAGTGTTAGAGACCTTTTATAACCACACTTCATAAATTTAATAAAGGATTAAGATGGGCTTTCAAGACTTATTTAATGCAGGACTTGGTCTGCTATTTGTCTTCGCTGGTTGGTACTTACGTATTGTGTGGTCTGCTATTACATCTCTTCAAGAGGCTGTAAGAGAGATTGAGCGATACGTACCCACCACCTTCGTTAGAAGGGATGATTACCAAGTAGATATATCGGAAATCAAAGCTATGCTAATTCGTATAGCTGATAAACTAGACAACAAGGCAGATAAGTAATAATAGATGTAATGGGGGGTTCGTAGTGTTCCCCTCGCTATATTTCTAACAAGGACATTTATATGGTATCAGACATACTCCCTCTTATAGGAGGAGGAATATTTGGGGCTGTAGTTAAGTTGATTGGCATGAGCATGCAGAATAAAGCAGATGAACGTAAACATATGTTCCAAGCTTTCTCAGCACAACAGGCTTCAATAGACTCAGCTAATACACACGCAAACAACAATAAAGGCTTTGCATTTACAAGGAGAATCATTGCTTTATCTATTACAGCTATTATAGTTGTTATTGCTCTTGCTCCATTAGTGCAACCAATAAATGTAATGCAAGAAGTAGAAACTGGTAGTCAATTCTTATTTGGATTGATTGATACTAGACAGATACAACAAGAGTGGGTTCAGCTTCAAGGTAGTGTAATACTTCCAGTGGTTGTACCTAGCTTTCAGGCTATAGTAGGCGCATACTTTGGTGCTAGCATAGCAGGTAATAAATAATAAAGGGAATGGACTATGAGTGGCACAGCCGTACTTAGAAATGAAAATAGAGTTAAGGTAGCTCGTTTAGGTACTTTAATTGAAGAGGGGATAGAGAAGGGAGAAGTTAATGATGCTATAGACGATTGTAAGCTATCCCATTACTTCGCCCCTATAGTAGATGAATACGGTTGTGGTACTTATGCTCGTGAGCTACGTATGCCTAAAGGTACTGTAGTCGTAGGTAAGATACATAGACATTCACATGTTAATGTTATATCACAAGGTAAGGTAGCAGTACTTACTGAGTCTGGTAGAGAGCTTTTTGAAGCCCCTTATACCTTTATATCCCAAGCAGGTATACAGAGAGCAGTCTACATACTGGAAGATACCGTATGGACTACTGTACACCTAACAAGCAATCTAGGAGAAGACAATTTGGACAAGATAGAAGATGAAGTAATCGCTAAGACCTTTGAAGAGATTGGTATTACTATAGGTGTAGAGAAATGACTTGGGCGTTTGCAGCGGCAGCTACTGCGACGACGACTACATTGTCAATTGCATCAAATATGGAGGCTAACGCTGCCCTTGATAAGTCTGCTAGGGAAAACTTTGAAGCTAATCAAGCTTTTATAGCAAGGGATAAAGCAGTACAGAGCCAACAGTTAGAGTACATGGGAGACCAAGTAAACAATGAACTAGGTATGGCTTTAACTAACTTAGTGTATCAGACTACTCAACAAGAGGGTTCTCTAGCGGCTAACCAAGCCGAGTCTAATGTTTATGGTAATACGGCTGTACGTAATCAAATTGCAGTAGCTATGCAAGAAGCTCTTACTCAAGATTCTTTAGCACAAGCCGCAGACAGTAAGATGCAGGATATACAGACTGAGTTTACTAATCTTAAGTATGGCACAGAGACTAAGAACTTTAATAATGCACAGGCACGTAGTAATGCGTTGGCTGGCAAGAAGTCTGGGCTTGGTATTGCTTCTGATGCAATCTCTACTGGCATTAGTACTTATGCCGCTACTAGTAGCTTTGGTGGTGGTAAACCAAAGACGTAGTGTTGACACTAACAAGCCTATGCTTACTCATAATAATACAAGGAAACCAAATGGCTGAACTATTTAATTTTACAGGTTCTCAGAATCAGGTAAGACCACAATCCCCTACAGTTAACGCTGTACCTAACACACAAGCTGCTGACACCTTTAAAAGTTTATCTAACTTATTTGGTGCAGCCATAGACGCTAACAATACATTAAAACAGAAAGAAAAGGCTGCTGCGGTAGAGTCTAGGAGATTGCAATCTTTGGCCGATGCGGAGCAAGGGGCTATCCAAAAAGAAAAGGATAACGCTACTTTCTTAAAAGCATCTTCTGACTTCAATGTAATGGAGCAGGAGTATAACATTCTCCTACAGGGTGTAGGCACTAATAAAGAAGCTGCCCTTAAACTAACAACAGATTATAATGCTGAGAACAATGTGGCTTTTAAGAGTTTGAATCCAGCAGTGCAACTTAGGATGAACTCCGCTTATCAGTCTAACTCTAATAAAGCAGTTAACAACTATCTTGCGATAGCTAAGAAGTCGGATTTAGATAGCTTCAAGGGGAGTGTATCAACAGCACTTCCAACTATTTTAAATATGTCTGTTTCTGGACAAGGGCAGGTATACTCTGATCTTCAAGAAGTGGCTGTCGCTAGGGGTATGACTAAATCTGAGTTTGGTACTTTATTTGCAACCAATAGTAGTAATTTTATTATAAGTAGTTTAGATAAAGAGGCTTTAGCTAATAACTTCGATTACGGGTCTTTAACTAATGCATACACTGCTCTAGAAAATCTATCGTCTCTTGACCCTAAAAACAGTAAAGTTATAAATGATACTCGGAATAAGCTTGACACTATTAAGAACTCTGTTGACTCCGCCTTATCTTCTAATATTACTACAGCCATATCTGTGGGCGACCAAGTTTCTTTTAATAGAAATAACCAGATTGGTTTAGATAACGGTGTTTTCTCTAAAGAGGGCTCTAACCTAAATGTAGCTAGGTATATTAAACAGGCCACTAGCTCTGGGACTTTAGCTCTCAGTAGTGCAGAAACCCTTATGATTAATTCCGGGTCTAAGATTACCGTTGAGGCTATGGAAGATGGTGAGACTAAGAACGCAGTTAAGACACAAATAACAAATGCGATAAAAGGTGTGTTTAACAATCCTGGTGTTGACAATGTGAATGTAGATTTATTACAATGGCATTCTAAAAACAACCCCGCTATTTACAAACCTGAGTGGGATGTAAGCCTTAACACAGCAGCTAATAATTTAATAGCAGCCGCCTCTAATACAAAGTTAGAAGATGGAGATAAGTCTGAGGCTGTGCAGCAGGCTACTGACGCTTTGAATAGGGTTAAAACGCTTTCTTTCGGTGTAGCTAATAAAGAGGACTTATTGCGTATATCTGTTACTGAGACCTTAGCTTTATCTGGGCAAGTAAAAAATATACCAGAAGCACTTAGGCTTATTAATTCTGTGGGTGGGGTAAAACTGCTTCCCTCTAACAGCCCGTTAATTATAGACTTGAAGCGGGTTGTATCTCCCGACTCTTTTGGAGAGGCATCGCGCACCTTATCTGTGCTATCTACTGTAATGGATGGTAAGGAGGCTTTTGATATTGTGGAGGAAACTTATACCTATATTAAGCCAGAAGACTCTCGTGGTGAGTACTCTCAGATTGCTGCGACATTAATTAAGAGAGCTGGTATCTCTCACGAGAATATGAGCAAGGTAGAATCAACCTTATTACAAGAGGGTATGTTGAGTGGCGAGAAAGCAGCAGAGCTAACTCAGGTACTTGACGGGACTAACCCACGTGCAAACTCTCGTAATGGTCACTTGCACTATACAAATGATGAGGGGGACTCTGTAACCCTACCTATGAAAGATGCGCAGTGGGCTATCATTGCTAAGACTATTTCAGACGAATCTTCTGTTGATAATAAGATTAGCGGCATAAGCATCCCAATGGATAAGGCTGCCAGTTATATCTCTAAGCTCCTTCATACCGAAGGTAAAGTAATTCAAGCTGCTTTCAGTCCTTTTTTAAAGGCTGTTATCCTAGCGGTTGACGACTATGGATTAGGTGGTAGCTCAGGTATAGATATAGTGACTGGTGTAACAGCTAATTTAAATAAGTTTACTGGAGATATAGTGACTGATGGTTTTGACAGTGCTTACCTAGACCTTAAGGAAAATAATATTTCAGTTATATCTGAAGTAGCGCGCGCGTATAACTTAGATAAAGACGCACTAATCCAAGAGTACCTAGAGGGGGTAGAAAAGAATGCTGAAACTCTTGGCAACGATCCTTCAGTAACGGCTGTAAGGGGCGCTTTCACTGCTATGGGTAAGGTTATGGAAGACATACTATCACAAGCTGGTGACTACTTAGTTAGCCCAGTGGGGGCAGGTACTCTATCATATTATGAAGATTTTAGCGCCATTGCAGACTACCTTAAGGATAGGGAGTCGGGCAGTAAGGTTTTTCCAGAAGGCGTGCTGCACACTGGTCAAGAGTCTCAAACAGCTAATACTACGGCTTATGGAGTAGTTGCTGTCGATTACACGGATAAGAATGGGGTAAGCAAGCGAGCTTCTATGATTAAGAAGGCAGGAGAGACTGATAAGCAACATGCTATTAGGTACTACAAGAAGAGGGTTCTTCCTTCTTTACAGAGAGTTGATGGGCTGGAGAATGAGTCTACTGACGTTGTAAACGCCTTAATAGCTATAGCTTGGAATACTGGCTCTATTGGGTCAAGCTTTGACCTAAATGACAGTAAGGCATCCGCAGGTAGTATTTTAGATGTTACTACAGCAGCAGGGCTACAGAGTGCTGGGGTGGTTAATAGATCTATTACAGACTATAACTCCATTGCTGTGCATAAAGGCTGGGGTGAAGTAGGTTACGTTGAAACTGTACAGACTGACTCTAAGGGTAATAAATTCTCTGTGGATTTCTATAGCTCCAAAGGGACTTTATTGTATTCTGACAAACAACAGAAGGCAAGCCACAAGGGCAGCGGCCTTCTTGGGGGTTTTAAGGTAACACTTAATAGCGGCGGTGATGTAGATACTAATAATCAGTCTGCGGACACGGCTCTACCCAAGACGATAAAAGCTATTAAATCATTAGTTCCTAGCTACGATTCCTTTAGTAAGGAGTTGCAAACTGGGCTTATACTGTCCCGCAAAGTTTTAGCTAATTCCCCTAAAGCACTGGGGTTAATTAATAGTAGTAAGTACAGCGAAGCTATGGTCGAGGTAGTTAAGTTTTCAGCGTATAATAAATCCTCTAAAACTAACGACCAAGATAGTAAAGCTGTTAATAAATTGGTAAGGGCATTAAATCCCTTGGCTTTACTAGAAAAGCCTACACAAGATAAGTAACTATAAAATAAAGGAAATATATGGCACTAATTGAATTTGATGAAGAACAGACGGCTCTTATGAATCAGAGTACTTACCTTACACCAATTGAAGAAGAGAGTAACCAAAGCGACTTTTCTGCTTTGGCGGAAGTGATGAATTCAACTGTTGCCGCTGTTTCCCGTGGGAGGTATGAGAATGAAACTTATAATACTTCCGAGCATGATGGGACTCCTTTTAACAGAGAGAGCTTAGTTGAGGCTATACAAAATAGTGAAACCTCTCCTGAGGTGCAAGACCAACTCTTTGCCTCTCATATTACAGATTGGCAGAGCTTTGAGGCAAGACGTAGGTACTTACCCCATTTAGAAGAAGTCAATAAACAAGTCCAAGAGAATTATTCTACAGCAGGGATGCTAGCTCTTGGCATACCGTTATCTATTATTGATTTAACCGACCCATTGGCTGTATTTCCAGTATTAAAAGCAGGTAATATGGTTAGGAAGAGTCTTAACCTCCCTAGTAGACTGGCTAGGGTTGCTGTGGGCGCTGGGGAAGGTGCTGCTATTGGGCTGACCACTACCTATGCTTATGAAGCTTTTACCGGCGTGTATGAGGACGACACTTCTATTAACTCTGCTATGGTAGGTGCTTTATTAGGCGGTGGTATTAAGTTCTTTATGGACAATGGTGCAGCGCAGAAGTCCCTAAATAAGGATATGGACGGTAATGAAAACTTCTTAGACGCTGCTGAAGCTAAACAGGCTCAGAAGGACGCTGCTCAAAAGGAGTTGGATGATATTGACGCGGTTCTTGAGGAGGTTGGGGTTGCACAGTCTAATAGGACTAACCTAAAGACTGCTGAGAGGGCTGGAGAAGCCACGGATGCTGCTGTCGCTCGTAATCAAGCTGAGGTGAATGCTGCTAAGTTAGATGAGGAAGTAGCTAGGACAGAGAAGCTTAAGGCTGACCATACCCCTTTAGTTAAAGCAACGAAAGAAGCGGAAGAAGGCTTGGGTAAAAAGGCTAGTCGTGCTGAGTCAACTATACTTAAAGTTGAGAAAGGGGTTATTAAACTTACTGAAGCTGTTGCTGAGATAAAGAAAATATCAAAGCTGGTCTCTACAACACGTGGTCAAATAACTAAAGTCTCTAAACAAATAGAAGCTCTTAAGAATAAGAGGACTAAAGAGGCTAATGCCAGTCGTATAGAACTAAAAGCTAAACTTACTAGGTTGCAAAATAGCCTAGAGAAGAAGAGTAAGAAAGGTACTAGTGGTCTTTTACAAAAGCTGGCTAAACTAACTAAGGTAAAAGAAGATAATATTGCTAATACCCCAGAGCTGATTAAGTCTCTTCATAAAGAGGCTACAGAGTCTAGGAAAAGTCAGTTCAAGGCTGGTGTTACCCTAAAGGCGCAAAGGCTTACTCAAGAAGGGCATAATAATAATCATAAAGTCGCTAAAGAGGCTAGGTCTGCGTTTAAGATACCTACTCAAGCTAAAGAGGGTATACGCCCAAGTGCGTTTACCGATAAAATAAAAGCTTTGTTGGGTGGTGTTGAAGATACTTTATCCCCTAAAGGACTTAAGAAACTATTAGATCAACGGGGACTCCTTACTGCTGATTTAGCTAAGATGGCTAACAATGACTTCAAGGTGTCCACCCTGCGTGGGATTAAGAGGACGAAACAAAACTTTGTAGATAAGCTTAACGAAGAGTTAGTGTTATTTGAGAAGATGGAGGATTTTAGACAGACTCCAGAGTTTAAGAAGCTATCTCCTGAGATGCGTAAGTGGACTGTCTCTCCTATTGAGGGTTTGCTTAACGTAGATAATGACCTTGTATCAGGTTTAGCCAGTATGCTTCATACAGGTACACTTCATCATGGCAAGGTTAATACTATGACCGCTTGGGTATTAAGAGGTATGTTAGATAATACCCTAGAGCGTATGCACAAGTCGCTAACCAACAATTGGCAATTGGCTAAAAAGGACGGTTACGTAGGTAAGCTAGATGAGTTTGAGGCAGAGGTATTACTCAATGCTCATAAAGTTAACGGGCAGATGAAGCGAGACTTGTATACTGCTATTGATGGGGCTATCGTAGGCTTAGAGAGAGATAAGATAGTTCAGTCTAGGGTAGCAGGGGTCGCTAGGAAACACTTTAACGATAACAAGTGGGTTACTAAAAGTACTGATGAAGTCTTAGATTACTACGAAGGTGTTCACACCCATGGCAACAAAATTGGTATGGAGGCTTTTAAAGGTTCTTTGGGTAAGGGTTATATCAATCGTGTTTATAGCTCAAAGGCTATAGAGAAAATGGGTAGGAACGGGGCTATAAAGTTACTAGTAGATGCCCAGGAATCTTTTGCTAGAGCTACTAACTCAGAGTTAACCCCTGCGGTTATGGAAGAGTTTACAAAGAAAGCTGAGAAAGCTATAGACGGTGCTTTAGATAAAACGAATAGGAAGGCTAGGATAACAAGAGACCTTGGTGTCCCTAGACAATCCTCTACGTCATCTACCCACCAACGTACTATAGATGCTTTTGATGATGATATCGCTGAACTGATGGACGATAACTTACGTGGAGTAACCCAGTTATATGGGCGCTCTGTCCATGGTAGGTTAGCCCTTAAGGAAAGGTTGGGTGTTGACAATGATACTCAACTAGCTACGATGATTAAATCTACCGGAGCTACCCAGAAGCAGATAGATGACTTTAATGTTATTATAGAGACTATCAAAAGTTCTAGGGAGGTTTCAGACCAGCCTATGAACCCTTTTACAAGGGCTGTTAAAGCTTTAGGCTCTTACTCTAGTATAATGCACACTATGGCATTTGCTGTACCCACTATAACTGAGGTTGCTTCTATTGCCAAAGAGTTTGGTTGGGGCAAGACTATGAACGCATTGTCTGAAAACCCTGCTGAGATATATCGTATGTATCGCTTTGGTACTCCTAGCGAGAAGAATACTGTAGAGATGATGATATCCTACGGGGATGCTCATTTCTCTGCTAGGTCTAACCGCATGGAAACAGAGAACTTTGATTCGGCAGGTAGATTTCAGGAGTTTCTGGATGACGTTGTGCGAAGAGAATCTGTATACAGTGGTTTAATGCCTATTACAGATATGCTGCGTATGACTACAGCGGTGTTGTCTGTAGACTTTATGGCAGGTTTGTCTGTAGCTAACAAGGTTAGTAAGACTGACTTAAAGCGCCTTAATGATATGGGCTTTGATATGAATGACTTAGAGCGTATACGTAATACACTACGTGTTGGTAAGGATGGCCGTATTGGTAATCCAGACAGAAAGACTTGGGGTGAATTAGACCGAGAGATTACTGCTGGTGTTATGACTATGGTGGAACGTACTATATTAGATCCTAATGGAGCTACCCTACCTAAGTTTATGACTGATGTAAATGCGGGGCAGTTTGTACCACGCGTAATGATGAAGTTTATGAGATTCCCTTTTGAGTCTTATGAGCGTATGTTAGGCCGAGGCTTACAAGAGGCTGATGCTAAACAAGCAGCAGGCTTTGCTGGTAACGTGGCTATGTGGTCTATTATCCTTGCAGCTAAGGATGCTCTTAAAGACCCAGCAGACCAAGAGTTCTCAGATGAAGATGGTTTCTCATCTCTCGCTGTACGTGCTTTCCAGTATAACTCTTTTACTACTTTACCTTTAGTTATGGCGGACACTGCGTCTGGCTTACTTACTGGTGAGAACGTAACCAACAACTATAGGGCTAACTTAGCTGGTGTTGTTGGTTCAGACTTGAAAGGCATTCATTCTGGTAAACTCCCTTTCTCAACTCCGGGTGGTCGCCTTAATATAGGTGATGGCGTAAGTAGCGCCCTCAATTCGATGTTTAACTTAGAAGAAGCAATGAAGGACGATTAACATGGCTAAAAACAAAGCATCTTTAGACCAACTAAATGGACTACATGGTCTAGTAGCTTTATCTCTATCCCAGAATCTTGACGACCCTCGTGTATTATCACAGGCTATCAAGTTCTTAAAGGATAACGATATAACTGCTGACTTTATAGAGTCTGAAACGATGATGAGCTTAACTGCTTCTATCCAGAAGATAGCTCAAGATATAGAATCTGATGGTGGGTTATCTGTAGAACAGATGATTGAGACCTCCTCAGTGCCCCACTAAGGGCTTTTTACTAGTCTACCTACCCTACCATACCTGTAACAAGGTTTGAGGGGCTGGTAGGCTCTCTAAAGAGTCTTTAAATACAAAGGAACGATATGACAGAAGACGAAACAAAGAAGAGTATACAAGATTTCAAAGTGTTCCTTAAGCATACATGGACACACCTAAGATTACCTGCTCCTACTAGGATGCAATACTACATTGCTGACTACCTACAAGAAGGCCATAAGCGTTCTCAGCTAGAGGCGTTACGTGGTATAGGTAAGACTTGGATAACAGGGGCGTATGTAGCGTGGAGATTGTTACGTGAGCCTAACGAAAAGATATTAATCGTATCTCAATCTGGGGCTCACTCAGATAACATTGCTATATTCATACGTAAACTGATTGACACCATGCCTATACTGGCACACCTACAACCTAGACCAGACCAGCGTAGTTCAGTAGTCTCCTTTGATGTAGATGGTTGTGAAGTATCTGTACAGCCTAGTGTTAAAGCTTTAGGTATTACAAGTCAGCTACAGGGTAATCGTGCATCCCTTCTAATATCAGATGATGTTGAGGGGCAGAATAACTCTGCTACCGAAAAAAGAAGACAAGACTTACTTAATCAAGTAGCTGAGTATGAAGCTATACTACAGACTACAGAGAACGCACAGATACTTGTTCTAGGTACACCTCAAACTTCAGAGTCTATATATAATAGATTACGAGACAAAGGTTACGTAACAAGAATCTATCCTGCTAAGTACCCAACTAGTGTAGAGGGCTACCAAGGTTGTTTAGCTGATTATATCGTACAAGATATGGCTAGAGACCCTTCCCTTGTTGATACGTCTATAGATGAACGATTTAATAACGAAGACTTATACCAAAGAGAATTAAGTTATGGACGTAGTGGTTTTAAACTACAGTTCATGTTAGATACTACACTTAGTGACGCAGAGAAGTACCCCCTTAAGAGTAAAGACTTAATAGTAACAGACCTAGATAGCTTACAAGCCCCTACAAGATTACTATGGAGTTCTAATAGTCAAGAGAGTATAAATGATATACCTAATATAGGGTTTACTGGAGACACATTACAAAGACCAGCTTCACAAGAAGCCTTTGCAGACTATGAGGGTTCTTTATTAGCTATAGATCCTAGTGGTAGAGGTACAGATGAGATGGGTTGGTGTGTAGTTAATCACCTATTAGGTAAAGTATTTATCCCAGCCTTCGGAGGACTACAAGGAGGGTACGAAGAAGCTACCCTTGTTAAACTAAGTGAAATAGCCAAAGAGTATAAGGTTAATAAAGTAGTAATAGAGAGTAACTTTGGTGACGGTATGTTTAGTAGTTTACTATCGCCAGTACTTAATGCTATATATCCTGTAGCTATGGAAGAAGTAAGACATAATACACAGAAAGAGAAACGTATTATAGATACCCTTGAACCTTTAATGAATCAACACAGACTAGTAGTAGACTATACAGCTATTAAGAGAGATATAGAAGGTGGTCTAACAGACCCTAAGAGCCTATACTACTCTCTCCTATATCAACTAACCCATATAACCTCTGAACGAGGAGCTTTAGTCCATGATGATAGACTAGATGTATTAGCTATGGGAGTACAATACTGGAATGACTACGGTATACTTAAACAAGATAGTAATGATGCCCTAGCTATATTCAAAGGAAGACAAGTAAAGGATGAATTACGTAGAAGAGCAGGTATATTTAAAGCAATGAACCAAGGAAATAAGGGAGGAAAACCTAGCTTAAATAGGTTCAAATCTTACAATAGATAAGTTATTGATTTTATAACTGGTTTTAAAGAACGGACATACTAGGGTTGGAGAAACAGAGAGATATATAGACATAAGAAATTGCCTAAGAGACTTAGAGGGGAAAGAGATAATATATAATATATAATTCCCCCCCCTCTGAAATACTTAGGACATTACCTTAACAGTTTCCCAGCCCTTAGTATTACCTTATATAAGAAATATCCTCAGTAAATTATTTAAAAAATATCAGGGGGTATCATATATACAAATTCCCACGACTTCCCCCCATAGGGTCTCTTTGTACACTATTTATACAGTAGAATCTTCACCTTTTAAACTATATTGAATGCGAATCATTCTTATTATCGTTAGTATTACCACTACCCTTAGCAATACCCTTAGCAATACCCTTAGCATTACCATGACTTTCTACATATACTGTAGTATTATTGATACACTTTGTTGTATTTATACCACGGAAATAGGAAGTCTTTCTTGCACATTATTGTGCATATATTGAACAGTACTATCCGGCTTGGCTGCTACCATATACAAAGGTATACCGTCAAGTCTTTCTTGCACCTATACAGTAGCCTATTTCGGCCTGTGTGCCGTTCTAAGCTGTTTAAATGTCTTGGGACTATACTAGCCTATTAAAATATAGATCGTCGATTCTTACATTTAACACTTGTATTATGTTTTGATATGTGTTATTCACGGGTGCGCGTCTCCATATACAAAGGTTAATTAAACTAATTTACCTAAACTAGTATAAATACGTATAGTGTTGCTCAGTCAACACTGTAGAATGTACCTTAAGTTAATTAACTAATCAAAGGGAAACACACCATGTCTACATACTCAATCTCTTACGATACAGAATACGGCGAAGCTTATTACGAAGGCTTTGAAGGGCAACACTATCAATCGTTTATTAGGTCTGCAACAGATGAAGGTATTGCATATGGTTTAATAGAACAGGGTGATAGTGTGCTAGACCATGATTACGAATTAAATAAAGACTAACATATTAAAATTCAGGTGTGTTACAATAAACCTACATTAACCAACAGGATTAAATACCATGACTAACGCAAGACATATTCAAATAGCCAGACAACATTTATCAGGTGGCAACAAAGAAGCCTATATTAAGACCATGACCTTTGGCATCCGTTCTGCCATGTCAACACGTACGTCTAACCAATATATCAAAGCTATGAAAGAAGACGGCTTTACAGTTAAGTAAGGAAGTTTAAATAAAGGGGGTTGTATTACTCAGCCCCTTTTAATAAACAACCTTACACACTAACAACAGGAAGTGATACATTATGATTAACTTTATACAAGAGTTACAAAACGAGCTAGATAATACTAACCGGATGCCTATATTTGAATTTGAAGTTATCGACATCCAAACGGGCCTAACTGACTTTATAACTTGTGATATCTCCTTCCAAGGCAAGTCCATAGTGGCTCAAAGGTACGGTGTCACACTCTCAGAATTAAACAGCAAGTTTATAGCCACTGATAAAGTGGTGGCCTATAAAGGTGACACACTTGATAGTTTATTGGAAGCTTTAAGCGAAGCCGTATACTACAGTATTTTTGACAGCTCATTATTTGATCACAAAGAAGGATAAAAACATGTTTACAATATCTTTGTTTATGGATACCGACGACGATGCTGAGCTATATTATGATGGTAAACTCTATGGCTTTTACAGTGACAATTTACACATTGTAAAAAGCTTTGTTAGCAGGGAGCTAGCTATTGCACATATCAGACAAAACGTGCGGGTGATCTGTGGTAATAAGTTGGATACTTACACTCTCTACTGGTTAGACGATAGTTTAAACTCGTTATCAATAGGCAATAAAGTCGATGGTATACATGGTAATCAGACTTATACAATAGAGTTAATACAATCTTAAATAACCTTAAATGTAGCTAACAACCTTACATACTAACAACAGGAAATAATATTATGACAACAGTACATATCAGCAACATGAGATTAACAGGCGACAACAAAGTATACATGCAAAACCAACTTGAACTATTTGCTAACAACTTAGACCCCAAACTATTCAAGACTGTATCATTCGGTCGTCAAGACACTAGAGGCGGCTTCTCAATAGCTTTAGCAGACCACGACCACAGGCAGCCACAGCAACGGCACTTTAATAGTAAGGAAATGATGTTAGGCTTTGTCATTGGCTGCAACATGATGTATAGTAAAAGTAAAAACGCACTTATAACTAACATTCAATTTTAAAAGGGGTTTTATAATGAAATCATTAAAATATAAAAACTGGCATGTTTGGCAGGGTACAGTAGGAGTTTTACTCTCTGATGAAGGTAATAAACGGTTACAGCAGTTTGATAACATGGATGCCGTTATTAACTGGCTATATTTTAACGGGGAAAAAGAAGCGGCTAGAAACTTTAACAAAGGAAAATAATTAAAATGAGAAACAAAAAGTTAATGTTGGTATTTAAAATAGAATTGAAGATATTACTCGGAGAATAACATGACTGATAAAATAGTCTATACAGTAGTTAGCGCTGGTTCGGATGGAAGAGGTGCGCAGAAGGTAGAGTTCGCATCTTTCTCAAAAGATGAGCGGGATGATTTTTTTAAAGCCTTAAGGTTCCCGAACTACTACAACAAAGCGGTCAGTATTATAGATATAGCGATAGTAGAAAAACAAGGTCTTGCTAAACTTGATGGTACACAAAGGCTAATACTAAGTTTGCCACAACGTAAGCTACCCTTTATTTCAAACGGGGGTAAATAAAATGATAAACTTAACTAAAAAGGTGGAAAAGTTAGCTTTAGTGGCTCAGGTATTAGAACAAATAGAAGCTGATATTGAACAAGACGACCACGAGGCTATCCTAGAACTATTAACGGCTATCCCATTAAAGAAGCTACGGGAGTTTATGCCATAGCATGGAATATTTAATAATAAACTACATATTTAATAATCAAATAACTTATTTATATGTAGGGTTAACCTTAAATTTCTGATATACTGTAAACTAACAAGGTGGTAACATTATGAAAAACATTAATAAGCTAAAATTTAAACTTGCAAACAAACTTGATGACTTGCAACGCAAACAAGGCAAAAGTGGTTATAATTATTTGATATCTAAAGCTTTCAGTATCGACCACCTGTTGTACATGATTGCACTAGAAGAAGAAGAGTTGAATTATTTTTATGGAGTAAGCTAACATGAGCATAAGAAATGAGCGGATTGCAAAACTACAAAAGCTAATACATCAGTTAGATAGGAAGGACCGATGGGATATGCAGGATAAGAAAGACCGAGATAGCATGCGGTTCGAGTACAACGGTTTATTAATAGAAGAGCGTCTTGATACATTAGGAGAAATGAAGAATGATTAAACTAAACCCACACCACGAAAGTAATTGGCCTGAGTTCGAGACAGTATCAGTTTTCGATAGAGAGTTTGAAGATTTTCTAAATAGCCTAGCAAATAATAATGAGGTTGAGATGATGATGCGTGATGACTGGCTAACTAATAAGTATCAAACAGAGGTTTATTTATGATATCATCAAAAGTAATAGCAGATAGTGTTTCAGATAGTGGGCATCGTATCACTACACTGCAACTCGCCTATCCTCGCTTTATACACGGTGAGTTCATGACACATAGGGTGTTCAGTCGCAACGCTATGAGTAGCAGAGCGGTGCCAGTAGTCAAGATGATAGCTCAAGCAGGAAATAACCCGGAAATACCTATTCACTGGGGAGCCAATCAACCGGGAATGAGTGCAGAGCAGGAGGTTATAGATATTAGTGGTGCTGAAACCTTTTGGGTGAATGCTGCTTATGACGCTGCGGATAATGCATACAGGCTAAATAATATTGGGTTGCATAAGCAAGTTATTAATCGTATACTTGAACCTTTTCAGACAATGCATACAGTGGTAACATCAACAGAATGGGAAAACTTCTTTATTTTACGTGACCATAAAGATGCACAACCAGAGATTAAACAGCTTGCTATTGTTATGAAACAGAGTATGATGGATAGTACGCCAGAGGTTTTAAGTAAAGAAAGTTTCCATCTTCCTTACATGCGTCTATGTGAGGTAACAAACCTAAGCCTGTTAGAGGCCATCAAATGTTCTGTGGCTAGGTGTGCTAGGGTAAGCTACCTTAATCATGACCAGTCAGCTCCTAGCGTGACTAAAGACCTATCTTTATATGATATGCTATATGAGTCGGGACACTTATCACCGTTTGAGCATGTAGCGACACCTATTTCTACTGGTTACGCTTGGCAAAGAGGTGAAACACACAGGGGGCGAGATGGTAGTCGGTGGTCCGGTAACTTTAGAGACTTTATTCAGTATAGACAGACGTTATAAAAATGATAACATTAAACACGGTAATAAATTGGACTGGCAGAGCTACTTTTAGATTGGTTGTGCTAGCGGTAGAATTAACAACTATGATAGCGATCATTGCTAATTGTTATCATCACTGGTAATATAAGGAAGTGGGGCGATGGAATTATCTAAGTTAGAGCGTCAAATAAAACTCGAACAAGCTGCAAATGATTATAGTTATATACGATTAATGAAGGAGGTTAATTCGAGAACAAAAGCAGGGCAAGCTGACGAACTAGCGGAGGGAAAGCTGTTACTAGTGCATGGTATTGAGGCCGTGTCTGATAAGATAGAGGAGTATTTCGCTAAGGATATCAGGGGTAAGATGAAAGCTGCTAGGGATATAGTAGGGCTTGAGTTTAGTGATACGACTAAAGACTTAGCGTTTATCTTATTAGCTACAATCGTTAGAAGCATCAGTAAAGATAATCACGTGCCTACTATTTCTTTAATTAAACAGTTGATTAAGGCATTGTATGACAGCATACTGGTGCGCAGGTTAGACAGGGATGATAATAACTTTGGTTCTTTCGTAGACAAACGATTTAAAAATAGGAGTGAGAAGTTTAGGGAGAGGGAGAAGTTAAAGATTGTGCGCAGACAGATGAAACTGAATGACCAAGACTTGACTGACATCACTACTTACTTAGGAGGTACGCTGTTAGACCTAGTGTTAAAAAGCGGGGTTAATATTATCGAGACTAAGATAGTTATGAGCAAAGGTAAAAGAACCCAGTTTATCGTATACACAGAAGAATGCTTCAGGATGGTCATGCAATCAAGAGAAAGGTTGCTAACAGACTATAGAAAGTTTCCTATATTACTTATTAAGCCAAAGCCTTGGGTGTCTTTTAGCGGCACTGGTGGCTACCAACAGGGGGAGTTGTACAAGTTACCTATTATAAAGTGTCGTATCGGCTCTAAGAAGCTTCTAGCGGCATACTTTAAAGAGAAAGATACAAGTCAGATATTTGACCTGTTGAATACACTACAGGCCACAGCTTGGCGGGTTAATAAGAGGGTCTATGATGTTATGGATTACATCTTCGAGAATAACGTATTGGACTCTGACAGTGCACCTAACAATCCTTTTCTGGTAGGTAAGCTACCCTATAATGGTCAGTTAGAGCCCGAAGATTTTATTAACATACATAACTATGGTGATATTAATGATAGTGGGAAGTATAAAGGGCTTCCTAAAGAGAAGGAATTAATGCGCAAGTACTTTAAAGACTTAGAAGACCAGCGCGATATTACAATCAGTAATTCGGGTAGGGCTATAATGCTTAACCTAGTACTATATAACGCTAAAGAGTATGTTGACGAGGATGAGTTTTTCTTTAGTTACCAATATGATTTTAGAGGTAGGGTTTACCCTATACAGCAACACTTACAGCCACAAGGTAGGGGTGAAGTTAAATCCTTACTAGAGTTTAAGAATGGGTGTAAGATTACTACTAAAGAGGAGTTAGATTGGTTTTTGGTGCATGGGGCTAACTGTTATGGGTATGATAAGGAGCTATACCTTGACCGTATTAACTTAATCAAGGCTCAAGAGGATGACATAAAACTAATAGCTGATGACCCTTTGTCTAATAGACTGTTATGGAAAGATGCAGATGAGCCTTTCTTATACTTAGCGTGGTGTTTTGAATACGCTGACTACTTGAGAGACCCGGACAACTTTCTATCTTACATTCCAGTGGCCTTGGACGCTACTTGCTCCGGTATACAAATCTACTCTGGCCTACTTTTGGACAAAGAGGGTGCTGAAGCTGTTAATGTTATAGGAGATACACGGAATGACATCTACCAAAAGGTAGCGGATAGAGTTAACGGGCTATTAAATGAGGGCGACTATATAAAGTCTGTTACTTATAAAACTTCGGATGGTAAAGACCATGAGGAGTCTACAGTAGCGATAGCCAATAGCCTTAAGGGTAACATAACTAGGAAGCTTACAAAGCGTAACACGATGACACAGCCTTACTCAGTGACTAAGTACGGTATGTATGAGCAACTAAAGATAGAGCTACAAGAGTTAGAAAAGAATAACAAGAGGTTTTGGGTGGGTGACTTATGGCTCGTGGCTAAGATTCTAACGGACTTAAATGACAGAGCTATAGCTGATGTCGTTAAGGGTGCTAGGACGGGACAGGAGTACTTGAAGGAGGTTACAGGGGATATTGTCAAGCAGGGTAAGTGGGTATTCTATACCACGCCTATAACAGACTTCCCCGTATTACAGAAGTTACATAAAACTAAATTGGAAAGGGTTGTAACACCAATTGGTAAGTTATCTATAAGAACAACTACCAGTGACTTACATCCCCAGAAGATGGTTAGTGGGATAGCCCCTAACTTTATACATAGTTTAGACGCTGTATTATTAACGTCTACTGTGTTGAAACTAAAAGCTGATGGCTGTACTAACTTCCACCTTATCCACGATAGTTATGGAGTCCCAGTTAACCAAGTTGTAAACTTAAATAAAAGGGTAAGGGAGGCTTATGTAGAGTTATTTGAAAAGGAGCCTATCAAGAGATGGGTAGAGCAGGTAAACCCTAATTTTGAGGGTAGACCAGAAGACATAATGATAAACACCTTAAATCTGTCCGAAGTGCTTGATAGTGCTTACATTTTTAGCTAAAACTTCAATAGAACGGACATACTAGGTAAACTCAAAGAGATGGGGGAGAGAAATGGAGCACACAAGCGGAACAGCAGTCTACAAAATACCTTGCCCAGACTGCGGGAGTCATGATGCAAATCAGGTATTCAGTTATAACGACAAAGAAGATGATAGCTTCTGCTTCGCTTGTAACACGTTTTTCCCAGCAAACAAGGTAGGTGGTATGGATAAGAGTAAGTATGTAAATGAAGGTGGGATGATAAAAGTAAAGCCATACAAAGCGTCAGATTATGATAGTTTACCTGTAGATGCGTTACCTGATAGAGGTTTACGTAAAGAAGTGGTAGACTTATACAATGTACGGTTGGGGTATAGTGAGAGTGACGGTAAGACAGTTACTAAGCATTACTACCCAGACACAAAAGATGGTAAGGTTACAGGGTACGAAGTAAGAAACGTAGCAGATAAGTCATTCAGTGCTGTAGGGGATAGGAAAGGTGCTGTAGACTTGTGGGGTAAAGAGTTAGCTAGTAAGCATGGCAGCAGGAGGTTATTTATTACTGAGGGGCGCTGTGATGCTATGGCTCTGTATCAAGTTATAACCGACAATACGCCAGCTAAGTTTAAGTCATACCTGCCCTCTGTAGTTAGCCTTGTGAGGGGGGCTACGGGGGGTGTTAAAGATATTATTAACAACAGAGAGTTTGTTGAAAAGTATAAAGAGGTAATATTAGTACTAGATAATGATACAGCAGGTATTAAATCAACTAAAGAGATATTAAAATCATTTCCTAACTTTAAAGTATGTAAATTACCTTTGAAAGACGCTAATGATATGCTGTTAGAAGGTAGACAGAAAGAGTTATACCAAAAAGCAGTATGGGATAGTGTCGTAGAAAGACAAGGTGAAGTATTAGATATAACAGATTTTATTGATAAAGCTTTAGAACAACCAAAGATGGGGTTAACCTTTCCTTGGCCTACAGTAACCAAAGGTTGCTTTGGTATCAGACCGAATACGATTCATATTGTGGGGGCTGCACCGAAGATTGGTAAGACAGACCACCAGCACCAGCTAGTAGAGCATCTAGTATACACAGAGAAGGTTAAGGTGGGGATGTTTGACTTAGAGAACGCACCAGCTAAGACAGCTAAGAAGTTAGCAGGTAAGCATGACAAGGTAGATTACAGTAGACCTGACATTGAGTATGATACTGAGGACTTGAAGAGTACCCTGCTTTCTATGAATGAGTTGGTTAGGTTTTATGACAGAAGCGCGAGCAGGGATTGGGAGGATATTCGGATTGCTATGGAGGAGATGCACTTATTAGATGGTATTAACATCTTTATCATTGACCCTCTTACAGCTTTAGTTAGTCGTTATGCGTCAAGCGAAGCTAATGACAAGCTGAATGAGATTATGACAGACATGAGTGATTTTGTTATGAAGTACCCTGTATCTGTATTTCTTTATAGTCACGTTAACCCTAAACAAAAGGGTAGCAAGTCGCACGAGGCTGGTGGCAAGGTTTATAGCCATGAGTTTACAGGTAGTCGCGCTATGGAGAAATGGGCGCACTACGGTCACGGTATTAGCAGGGATAGAACAGAGGATTGTCCCGATGATAGAAAGAATATGAGTGAGTTTAGGATGTTATTTGACAGGGACTTTGGACAAAGTTACAGTTGTGATGTATACTTTGATGAGAAGACTATTACTTATTTAGAGCCTAGGAGGTTTTGATATGATTGAGTACGTAGAGATTGCAGAGCTAACAGGCAAGCGGCATGACCATGTAATGGGGGACATAGAAGGGATGCTTAGTGAGCATTGTCGCCTAACTCAAGGTGATAAAACACATTACGATGGTAAAGGTCAGCCGGTTCCTGATGGTGTAACCATTAAGCTATTTTGGAAGCAAGGCGTATCTGAATTTAGTCGAAAGGCTTGGTCACAAACGGTGGACTGGACTGGTGAGGATAAATATACCCATTACCAAGTGCAGGAGAGTGGTTACTATAAGGGCGGGTTATAATATGAATGAGTACGTATTTGATATAGAAGCAAATGGCCTCAACCCTGATAAGATTCATTGTATGGTTGCCAAGAGGGATGGCATTGCTCTTTCAAAGGTACAGGCGGCATTCTTTTGTCTTGTGACTGAGGATGACTACCTAATAGGCCACAACATTATCAGATACGATATCCCAGTGTTGGAGCGTATCCTTGATATTAAGATTAAAGCTAAGTTAGTGGACACATTAGCCCTATCTTGGTACTTATTCCCAGAACGTAACAAGCATGGGTTAGCAGATTGGGGGGAAACATTTGGAATACCTAAACCAGTAGTAAGAGAATGGGAGTGGAGAATACCAGTAGACTTTCACTGCTATGCTGATGGCGGATTTGAAGAGGCGAAAGAAAAGCATGCCAAACTAATGCTACACAGATGTAAAGAAGATGTTAAGATTAACACAATGCTTTGGGAGAAGCAGAAAGCGTACCTGACTGAGTTATATGGTGTCGATGGTTACTGGCACTTGATAGAATATCTTAGCTTTAAAATGCACTGTGCAATGCTACAAGAGCAGAACAAGTGGAAATTAGATGAAGACAAGGCTTACGACCTACTCTCTGAGCTTACTGAGAGGCATCAAGAGGCGTTAGAATCTCTCCAAGGTGTAATGCCTAAGGTGCAGAAGTTTAAGAAGGTTAAACGGCCTGCTAAGAGCTTTAAAGAGGATAAGACATTATCAAAGCATGGGGAGAAGTGGTTAGCTATATGTCAGGAATACGGTTTTGACTTTAAAAGTGTAGAGGTATACCAGATACCTAGCCACTTTGATGAGCCAAAGGCTACAAGTCCACAACAGATTAAGGATTGGTTATTTGATTTAGGCTGGAGTCCAATGACATTTAAATATGTAGAAGATGGAGAGGATGAACGAGGTTATAGTAAGAAAAGGGCTATACCGCAGGTTAAGAAAGGTGATGACTTATGCCCTAGCGTACTAAAGCTAGTTAGGCTACATCCAGAATTAAAGTACCTTGAGAATTTAGGTGTATTAGGACACAGGAAGGGGTTGGTAACTGGTTTACTTAAAGCAGTAGACGGGCAAGGCTATGTTATAGCGGGAATACAGGGTTTAACTAATACGTTACGGTTTAAACATGCAGTATGTGTTAACCTACCATCATCCCGTATGCCGTATGGAGAGGCTATTAGAGAGTTGCTTACAGGTAGTAACGGGCTCGAATTATGTGGTAGCGACATGAGTAGCTTAGAGGACAGGACAAAGCAACATTATATGATGCCACATGACCCTGATTACGTAGCTGAAATGAATAAGGATGGGTTTGACCCGCACCTTGATATTGCTGTAGAGGCGGGATTCTTAACTGAAGCTCAGTCAACAGCTTATAAGAACGGGGATTTTACTAAAGATAGTAAGGAGCGGCTAGCAGAACAAAGACATAAGGGAAAGACTACAAACTACGCTAGCACGTATGGGGCAGGGGCTAAGACCATAGCCGATGGAGCAGAATGCTCATTAGCGGAGGGAAAGGCTCTTCACCAAGCATATTGGGATAGGAACTGGAGCTTAAAGGATATAGCTAAAGACCAGACAACTAAGACTACTAATGGTATACTGTGGTTACTTAACCCAGTTAGTAAGATATGGCATGTATTAAGGGCTGAGAAAGATATATTCAGCACACTTAATCAGAGTACAGGAACATACTGTTTTGACTTGTGGGTAAAGGAAGTACTAAAGAAAGACGTTAAATTGGTAGGGCAGTTTCACGATGAGATTGTATTCAGAAGCCCAACAAAGTATAGAAAACGGGTCACTGAGTACCTTAAAGAGTGTGTAGGTACAGTAAATGATACATTAGAGTTAAACAGAGACTTAGATGTAGATGTAGATTTTGGTTTAAATTATTCAAACATTCATTAACAAAGGAAGACATAACAATGGCTATTAAACGACGCGGTGAAGCTCAAACAAGTGAACGTAGTGACCCTATCCCTAACCTACCAGTGGGTGAGCATGAAGGTCGGTTACGTTATGTTATTGACTTAGGTATGTACCATAACGAGTACAAGGGTGACGTGAAAGCAGATGTACAAAAGCTTAGTATCGGTATTGAGATTGTAGGCGAGGTAGTAGAGATTGACGGAGAGCAGCAACCACGGTTACTTTGGGTTAGCCCTTTCAATGTATACTTCTCAATGACTGAACGTGGTAAAGAGTTTGCCCTTTATAAAGTCTTTGATGCAGCCGCTGAGGTTGGTAAGACTGCGGACTGGGACAAGGTTATTAACGAACCGTGTAACGT